CACTAAAATATAAAAAATCAATCGTAGGATTGCAGAAAAGTTTACTTTTATTTTATAAATGAAAAATAGAACGAATATTCCATACTAGATATTGTTTTTATAAAACAATATAACAATATATAGTATATTATGATGATAAAATCGAATATAATTATGCAAAAGAAGAATGGAACGAGGTGAATACGATTGACAGATGTGTATTGTGAAAAGAGGCGATGCCTCAATAATGTAAAAGGTTGGTGTAAGGCCAATGGAATTCATATAGACCATATGTGTAAATCGTATGCACCATCACATTCGTTAGTAAAGACAAAAACCGCAAAGGTTCATAAGGAGTGCGGTAAATATAAGCAAAATAAAGGTGTATTAAAGTAGCTAGGAGGTGAAATAGTGGCTGCATTAAAAAATAAACGACATGAAAAGTTTTGTCACGAGTATATCAAGGATATGAATGCGACACAGGCCGCTATTCGCACTGGTTATTCTAAGAATACAGCTAATAGAATAGGTAGTCGCTTGTTGTCAAATGTTGACATAAAATCAAGGGTTGCCGAGCTACGTGATGCTTACTTAGACGAAAACATCATGACTGCAAAACAAGTCGAGTACGAGCTCACGAGAATTGCGCTGGGCCTTTCAAAAGAGAAACAGGTTGTTATAGAGGGGACTGGAGAAGGGTGCTCTGAAGCACGTATCATTGATAAACCGCCTGATGAGCGATCTAGGTTAAAAGCACTAGAGCTCATGGCCAAGCGACATCGGATTCTTAGCGGTGATACTACGATTGATGTGCAACCAGTTATCATCGTGGGTGGTGATGATATTGCCGACTAACAAAGTGTACTTGCCTGATATTGTAGGCAAGGGATACGGTGTCTTTTGGCGGTTCAAAGGCAGGTATAAAGTAGTTAAGGGCAGTCGTGCCAGTAAGAAGTCCTCCACGCAGTCTCTAAAAGTCATTATGGAGATAATGGAGAACCCATGCATAAACTGGTTAGTCGTTCGTAAGACAGAACGGACTTTGCGTGATAGTTGTTTCGCGCAACTCAAATGGGCTATGCGCCAGTTGAAAGTGGAGCGATACTTCAAATGTTCCGTATCACCACTTGAGATTACGTACATCCCGACGGGGCAGAAAATCCTATTTCGTGGTCTCGACGATCCTTTAAAGGTTACGTCCATTACTGTTGAAGTCGGCGCGTTGTGCAGGCTGTGGATTGAAGAAGCTTACGAGATTATGAGTGAGGATGCATTCAACAGACTCGATGAATCTATCCGAGGACAATTACCACAAGGCATGTATCACCAGGTAGTGCTTACGTTTAACCCTTGGTCTGATAGACACTGGTTAAAGAAACGATTCTTTGATGAGCCTAGTCCCAATGTGTTGGCTTTGACCACTAATTACATGTGTAATGAATTTCTTAGTGAGTCAGACTTAGCACTTTTTGAAGAGATGAAAAAGAACCCTAAACGTTACCAGGTCGCAGGACTTGGCAATTGGGGTGTTATTGAAGGCCTGGTTTACGAGAACTGGAAAGAACAAGAATTTAGTGTTGGTTATATTCGAGGTCAAACCGGTATCAAGTCCGCGTTTGGCCTTGATTTTGGTTATACCGTAGACCCTACAGCGCTAGTGTGCATGCTAGTCGATACGATGAATAAGAAAATCTATATATTTGATGAGCTGTACGAAACAGGGCTTACGAATCAACAATTAGCATCTCGTATTATTGATATGGGCTACGCTAAAGAGAAGATTCGAGCCGATAGTGCCGAGCCTAAATCTATTGAGGAACTATACCAGGCAGGGCTCAAAGGGATAACCAGGGCACGTAAGGGTAAGGACAGTATATTAAACGGCATTCAGAGAATACAAGACTACGAATTAATTGTTCACCCAATATGCGTTAACGTGCTGCGTGAGTTATCCACGTACCAATGGGCAAAAGATCGATTTGAAAAATACACAGGAAAACCTGAAGACGAAAACAACCATGCTATGGATGCTATGCGATATGGTTTGGAAGATATTAATGTAGAAAGGTGGTCGTTTGATTGATACTATCTCAGTTATGGGACCGTATTATAAAAGGTTCAGCTACGATGTCAGAGCGAGAATTTTTGCGAGTGCAACTTCGTAATTTCTTAGCTAGCGAACAACGAAAAACAATGGTTACTGCTATTGATTATTACAATGGAAATCACGACATTTTAACTAAGCAACGATATGTTGTTGGTGAGGGTGGCAAGCAACTTGCATTACAAGGCGTGCCTAATAATCAGATTGTAGATAATCGATTTGATGATCTAGTTGACCAAAAGGTTAATTACTTATTATCTAAGCCGTTAGATATTAATGTAGATGATGACGAATTAGATAAGTTGTTTGGTATTCAATTTCAACGGCTGTTAAAGTCTGTTGGGAAATTTGCCACTATGGCTGGAAAGGCCTATATTCACCCCTATATTGGTGTTGACGGCTCCCTTAAATTCAAAATGATGAAACCGCACCAGGTGTTACCGTTTTGGGCTGATGAAGAACACACACAATTAGATGCTTTCTTATACTTGTATGATATTGAGTACTATACTGGGCTAGAAACTAAGACCATCCACAAAGTCGAATACTATACGCCGAATGGTATTCAGTATTACATATGGGATATGGAACAACTAATTCCCGATGCAGATAAAACAAACACAGCCAACTTTGCTATTGATGATAAGCCATATAACTGGGAACGTATTCCTCTTATTATGTTCCGTTCTAATGAATTCGAACAACCGCTTATCGTTAAGGTCAAATCCTTACAAGATGCACTTAACCGATTACTATCTAACTTCCAAGATAATATGGAAGAAGATATCCGCAGCACAATTTTGATTTTGCAGAACTATGATGGCGAAAATCTCGCTGAGTTCCGTCAAAATCTTGCATCGTATGGCGCGATTAAGATTCGCACAGTCGATGGTGTCAATGGCGATGTAAAAGCCTTAAAAATAGAGGTGAATAGTGATAATTACCAATTACTGATTAACATTTTGCGTAAAGCTATTATCGAGAATGGCCGAGGCTTTGATGCTAAGGACGATCGTATGGCTAACAATCCGAATCAGATGAACATTATGTCGATGTACTCTGACATTGATTTAGACGCCAATGAAATGGAGCTAGAGTTCAAATCTAGCTTGCACGATTTGATGTGGTTCGTTAACACGTATCGCGGATTAACTAATCAAGACACAGTCGAAGAAGTGGATTTCATCTTCAATCGAGACTTGCCTATCAATGAAGGCGACACGATTAATAACTGCAAAAATTCCGTTGGCATTATCTCCAATGAAACCATTATCGCAAATCATCCGTGGACAACTGATGCTGCGGAAGAGCTTGCAAAAGTTAAAAAGGAACAGTCCGAAGTAACAGCAGATTTTGTTGTACCGAACGGCGGTGAGGCAGATGGCGAATGATTACTGGGAGAAACGGTATGAGCGGTTACTAGATGAATCATTTCAAAAGGCCAGTTTGACCGATGACGAAATCAAATCTAACTATGCCAGGGCGTTACGCAGGATAGAAAAGACCATCAACGATTGGTATCGACGCTTTGCAACAGAAAATGGACTTCAACTAGCTGAAGCTAGGAAACTACTGAACGCCTACGAGATGAAAGCCTTTAAAATGGATTTAGCTGAATTTAAGGCAGAAGCTAAGAAGCTAGGCGTATCTGAAGAACACCAGCAAATGCTGTCGAACGCGTCCATTCGTGAGCGGTTAAGCCGTGAGCAGATGCTGTATATCAATGTGGTTCACGAGCTCGAAATACTGGCTCAAAAGCAGAGTATTTCGCTTAATGATTTATTAATAGATGTGTATCAATCCTCTGCGTATAAGTCCGCATATACAGTGCAGGCGCAACGCGGAGAATACTCATTTATTAATACGATTGATAGTAAACGCGTTGAAAGTGTAGTTCACAGTCAATGGGCGAGTGATGGCAAGGATTTCAGTAGTAGGATTTGGGGCGATACGAGTAAGTTAGTCGCTAATTTACAGAATGATTTCACGCAAGCCCTTATTATCGGGCAAGGGGCGGACACGATGGCAGATAATCTGCATAAGCGGATGAAAACATCGTACAGTAACGCTAAGCGGTTAATCGAAACAGAGACGGCACGAGTGCACGAGCAAGGATTTCTTGACAGCATGAAAGACCTGGACGTCGAGGAGCTGGAAATACTGGCGACACTCGACAGTCATACTTCATCTATCTGCAGATACATGGATCGTAAACGTGTCCGAGTCGTTGATGCTAAACCAGGCGTTACCGTTCCGCCATTTCATTGCTATTGCCGTTCAACTACAATTCCATATATCCCAGGACTTGAAGGGGAAACACGGTCCGCAAGAGACCCTTTAACCAACAAAGCTGTGCCTGTGGAAGGTGATTTAAGCTATGAAGAATGGTATAATAAATATGTAAGAAATGATACGGTAATAGGCGTAACTACTGCTAATGGGATTGTTATTAAGGCGTTATCGAAGCACCAACAAGAACGTGCTGATGAGCGTAATTTAGACGCACGCGGGATAATTGATGCATTGACCAACCCGTTACACATTGGCGATATCACAGATAAAGGTAATGGACGGTCTCAGCGATTTATAGGTGAGACTGTTACGGTAAATGTGAACCCTGATACTGGTTCTGTAATCACATCTTGGCCAACAGGGAAAGCTAATAGAAAGAAATATAAGAGGGATAAAAAGGATGAAGATTAATTTCTCACAAAAGGAAAAGGCTTTGCTAGATGCCCATCATATCCAATATAATGATGAACTCAGCAACGAAGCAGCCGACAATTTAATTAATAAACTAGCAGATGCTTTGCAAGCGTTAAATGCATCTCAGCGGGATATAGCTGAGGACATTATCACTAAAATTACGATGCATCCCGACTGGTAATACTTTAATTTATATAGCACTCACACAGGTGGGTGCTTTTTTATTGCCATTTTAGTATTGTTGGGCGATAACTAACAAGACCGTAGCCGTGAGGTGTGGCTCACGAAAATAAAGCGAAATGGGTATTTTTTAAGGAGGTCACTATGACTAAGGAAGAATTGTTAGCACTAGGATTAACTGAGGAACAGACTGCTAAGGTCGTTGAAGACTATGGCAAGAATTATGTGTCTAAGGATCAATTCAATGCTAAGAATGAGGAACTCAAATCCGTTAAAGGGGAGCTCACGACTCTTAATGGCGAAATTGATAACCTCAAAAAATCTAATGCGGATAATGCGGAGCTTGCGAAACAAATTGAAACGATGAAAACTGATGCGGAATCTCGTAAAGCTGAATACGAGAGTAAAATCGCACAACTTGAAATCGACAATATTGTGAACGTAGCATTGTCCAACGCAAAAGCTAAAAACAACGTTGCAGTCCGTGCGCTATTGGATTTAACCGATGCAAAAGTGAAGGACGGCAAAATCAAGGGATTAGATGAACAACTTGCTGAAGTTGCCAAAGCTAATCCTTATTTATTTGGGGAAGCGTCAGCCCCTAAAGGTGTGGCACCGGGTAACCCTGGCGGTAAAGCACCAAGTGGCGCAGTAACTAAAGAAGACTTCGCTAAAATGACGTATTCTCAACGGGCGGAGTTATTCGCAAACGATGTTGAACTTTACCATTCATTAACAGGAGGAAACGCTAATGAATAAACAATTCTCTTTTAATTTACAAACATTCGCAGCAGGTCCTACGCAAACTGCTAATGTAGTTAACCCTCAAGTAATGGCGGATATGGTGTCCGCAGGCTTACCAAAAGCTATTAAATTTACTCCAATCGCTAAAATCGATAGAACTTTGGAAGGTGTACCTGGTAACGAAATCACTATTCCAGCATGGGGTTACATTGGTGATGCGGAAGACATCGCAGAAGGTGTGGAAGTAACCGCAACTCAAATGTCCACTTCCATTGCAAAAGCTACCGTGAAAAAAGCAATGAAACGCGTTGATATCACAGACGAAGCTAAACTATCCGGTTATGGTGACCCAATAGGTGAAGCTACTCATCAATTACGTTTGTCCTTGGCTTCTAAAATCGACCAAGACGTAGTAACAGCCCTCGGTGGTGCTACTCTTACAGTAACTGACACTAAAGTTATTTCCTATGAAGGCATCGTTAACGCAGTAGACAAATTGAACGAAGAAGATTACGTTGAAAAATATTTGTTCGTAGCACCTTCTCAAATTACTGCTCTTCGTAAAGATGCTAACTTCATCGACAAAACAAAATACGGTAATGACGTTATGATGACAGGTGAAATCGGTATGATTGCCGGTTGTCGTGTTGTAACATCCCGTCGTATCGATGATTCTAAAGCAACTATCGATAACTTCATCGTTGGTGTAACTGCAGAAGTAGAAGATGGTACACCTGTATTACCTGCAGTAACAATTTACCTTAAACGTGACGTTATGATTGAAGCTGATCGTGTTCCTGAAAAAGGTTTGGACAAAATCGTTGCTAACGAACACTACGTTGTTGCGTTGACTAACCAATCCAAAGTTGTAAAAGCTACATTCAAAAAATAGTAGGTGAATAATATGACCACGAAAGAGACAGTTTTACAAATTCTTGAATCGTGGCTCGGGTATGATGCAATTTCTGATATAAATATCATTGAGTATATGATTGATGCAGAAACACAACATATCCTCAATGATATCAATCAGAAAGAATTACCTAGCGAATTACAGTACGTTCTCGTATATCGTGTAATTGGCAGCTATATCACCACGAACAAAAACAAATTGATTGAAGCTGACGGAGAAATGGCGAGCTCCATTAAAATGGGCGACACTGAAGTTCAATTTAAAGGAACCGACAAGGCATCCCGTCTCCAAGAATTAGCCACCGCTTTAAGTGGATATGGAAGGGGTGACCTAGCATGCTTCCGTCGGCTAAGATGGTAAATGCTGCTAGAAAGCAGTTAGAACGATTATACGATTGTACGTGTTATGTTATCTCCGAAGTGGATGTAATGGACCCTGATACTGGAATTATGAGTAAAACTGCCAGTAGAGAGGGTCCTTTTGCTTGTAGAATTAGCTATAAAACTATCTCTACAGGTCAAATCGCTGAGATTGCAAAATTTAGTACCACCACGGTACTTTTCATCGCTCCGGATGTAATCATACCTAATGGGGCTCGAATTGAGCTTACAGGGCGAAATACGAAGCAACTTTTTCGCAGTGCCTCGATTTCTGCACGATATGACACTCATCAAGAGGTACAACTTGAAAATTTAGAGGTGCATTAGTATGAGTGTAAAATTTGACCTCAAAGATTTTACTGATTTTAAAGATAGTTTAATAAAACTAAGTCAATCAGGGGATATTCAAGCATTTAATAAAAAAGTAGTTGAAAACATGGCAAGTATGTATGTACGTGAGGCAAAGTTGAATACGCCAGTTGGCAAAAGGTCAGTAAAATTCATGCAGCATGGAAAAATACAGACTAAATACTTTAACAGTGAACATACACGCCAATCATGGAGTATTGGTAAATATCAATTGAACAATACGAGTGGTAAAGTTGAGGTATTTAATACATCGTCTTATGCATCATTCCTAAATGATGGCCATCGGCAAGAAGTTGGGAGATTTCTTCCGTGGATAGGCCAATCTAAAGGCGGAGTTATGCAAGGTGGTAGACTGAAAAAGCCTTGGGTAGATGGTGCGTACATGCACGAGAAAGCTGAAAAGGCACTCAGTAAAAACGCTAAACGTATTATGGAAATTACATTAAAGAAATGGATTGAAAAGCATGGTGGATTCTGATGTATTAACAGCTGTATCTAAAGCCGTACATACGGCACTCAACGTGCCTATATACCTAGAATTCAAAGAAAACAATATGACATTCCCGTGCGCATACATCAAGGTGATTGAGCCTAGTTTGAGCAGACATGTCGGTAATCTTTACAATACTTCTTTGGATTTAGACATCATGTATTACGCCAATAATCTTGATGTGGTTACTGATACGCGAAAACTCATTGATATTCCTAGTGTGCTATATCTGTTACTCGAATTTGTACAAGTTGGGGAACGTACAATTATGGGCACTGGCATGAAATATAAGATTTCAGACGGTGTGCTGCACTTCTTCGTGACGTATGAAAACATACTACGGAGAGTGGCCAAACCTGTCGAGCGGATGAAGCACATGGAATTAACGGAAAGGGTAAAAGATGGCAGATGAAAAACAAACAGTCGCGGTAACGACTGAACAACAATTTGATGCTTACACTATCATCGCATCTGACAAATACAGACGGTATCGTGATTTACTTACGTGCCTTCTTAACGAAGATGAAATGTATACGGAAAGCGACATTGATAGAATTTTAAATCAGGCATTAACAACGCCTGTGAAAGGTTAGTGAAATATGGCATTAGGTGGTGGCACATTCTTATTCCACAATAAAGTATTGCCAGGTACTTACATTAATTTCGTATCTAAAGACCGAGCATATGCAGAAGTATCCGATAGAGGCTTTGGTGCTATGATGCTTGCATTTGATTGGGGCCCTAGCGGTGAAGTGTTCCGTGTAGATAACGATACATTCCAAAAAGAATGTCAAAAGTACTTTGGTTATGATTACGGCCATGAAAAAATGAAAGGCTTGCGTGATTTATTCCGTGGTTTAAAAACTGGCTATTTTTACCGCTTAAATTCTGATGGTGCTGAGGCAACTGGTACTATTGGCAAAGCTAAATATAAGGGCGTTCGTGGCAATGATTTGGGCGTATCTGTACAAGCAGACCCAGACAATAGCGGTAAATTCATTGTAACTACTTATCTTACTACTGGTGATGTTCGTAAAGTGGTAGACACGCAAAAGAACTTAAAAGATGCAACTGAATTGAAAGACAATGATTACATCGTATTCAAGAAAACTGGTGCATTGACTGCTAGTGCATATGCTGCATTAACTGGTGGTACTAATGGTAGTGCGGTAACTGTTCAAAACTATCAAGATGGCCTTGATATGCTTGAACCTTACTACTTTAATACAATCGGTTATGCTGGTGCTGATGATACTGTTAAAAACTTACTCATCGCATTTACAAAACGTTGCCGTGAGCAAAGTGGTGCTAAATTCCAATTAGTGATTCATGGTAAACAAAAAGTAAATTATGAAGGTGTTATCTCTATCCTTAACGATGTAACCGATGAAGGTGCTGAAAAAGGCTCTTTGGTATATTGGACATTAGGACAAGAGGCATCTTGTAATATCAATGCAACAGTAGGCAATATGATCTATGATGGCGAATATACTGTAAATGTGAAATACAAACAATATGAACTTGAACAAGCTATTAAAGATGGTATGTTCATGTTCCATAGTGTTACTGATGCGGTAGGTGGCAATATTCAAGGTGATGTGCGTGTATTGAAAGATATCAACACATTCACGGAATTTAGTAAAGCTAAAAACCGAGATTTCTCATTCAATCAAGTCATTCGTGTACTTGATAATTGGGCGATTGATAGTGCTAGATTGTTTAATAAAACACATCTTGATAAATCACCAAATGACCAAGCTGGCCGTGAATCCTTATGGGGTGATTTGGTATACCTTGCTGAACAATATCAAAAGGTACGTGCGATTCAAAACTTTGATGATAAGGACATTCCAGTGCCAACACAAGGTGATAACAAAGAAGATGTATTGGTTAACGTACAATTACAACCAACAGTGGCAATGGAAAAATTGTACATGACTGTAGTAGTAGCGTAGGAGGTAACACATGGCAGATGAAATTTTAGATGCTTTGAAAACGATGGATGCAGGCGATGTAGTTTCTTCAAAATTAGCATCTTGCTATATCGTAACTGGCGGTAATAGATATTTGCTATTCCAAGCAAAAAAACTTACTGCAAAAATTAAGAAAAATAAAGAAAAAGTGGCAATTTTAGGCCGTATCGGTGCTGGTAATAAATCAACATCCGTTGAATATAGCGGTAGCTTGACGATTTACCACAATACAGCTTTGTTTGACAAAATGGTTGAAAAATACTTGAAAACTGGTGTTGATACATATTTTGATATGCAAGTAGTTAATCATGATCCAACATCTAAAGCTGGTAGACGTTCCGTAATTCTTAAAGGCGTAAACCTTGATGAATTAACGGCAGCAGAATTTGATGCTGACGGCAAATATATTGAACAAGAACATAATTTCACTTATGAAAGCGTTCAATATGCTAAACATTTTGATGAATTAGAAGGAATGCAAGCCTAGTGCTTGCTTCCTTTTTTTATATAGGAGAATTTTACAATGGCTGAAAATTTAAGTGCATTTCTTAAACAAAACGTCGAAGTAGTAAATGAAACTGAATATGTAGCATCTAAACGTATTAAAGGTGCTGATGGCGAGCCTATCGCATGGAAAATCAAAACATTGGCTACTGATGAAACCGAAAAGATGCGTAAGAAATATACTAAACGCATTACGGACCGCATCACACGTCAAACAGAAGAACGTTTTGATATGACTGCATACAATGAAGAATTGATTTCTAAAGCAATCACATACCCTAATTTGTATGATGCGGAATTGCAAGATAGTTGGGGTGTAACTGAACCTGTTGAACTTGTAAAAGCAATGCTCACACCAGGTGAATATGCTGACCTTTTAGCTGCAGCAACTGAGGCACAAGGCTACGATGCTGGCATGAAAGATAAGGTAAAAGAAGTAAAAAACTCCTAGATTCCAATGAAACGGAAACTGTGTTCGCATATTTGGCATTTGTTAAATACCATATGCGACCCTCTGTTTTTGCGGAAATGAGTATAAATGAAAAAGCGGTAGTAATTGCTTTTATTCAACAACACGCAAAAGATGAACAAGCTGAGTTGGATAAAGCGAAGAGGGGGTAATGAATGGCTACACTTTCAAATTATATAAGCCTATCAACTAATATTCCTAACGCAATGAACGCAGCCGCAAATGCAACTACAAAAGCCTATCAATCCATGAGTACACTGCACAATAAAATGAATGGTGTATCTAACGCTAGTGAAACGCTAAAAGCAAGCCTTGGCGGTATCATGAATAGCTTTGCTGGTAACTTATTGGCCAACGCAGTCATGAACGGCGTAGGAATGATTAAAGGGGCGGTAAATTCAATCACAGATACGGCCACAGAATGGGCAAGTGTACAAGCTAGATTGAAGTTAGTGGCTGGCAGTCAAGAGAACGCTATCTACTTGAATAAACAGATATTTGAATCTGCTCAACGTGCAAGAGGTGGATACATGGAAATGGCTGATGCGGTTATTCAAGTATCGCAATCGGCACATGATGCATTCCCTGACCCTCGAAAAGCCGTAGAATTCATGGAAGGTATTCAAAAGGTATTCGCCATTGGCGGTGCATCAAAAGAGGCACAAAAGAACGCCATGCTCCAATTAACACAAGGTTTAGCAAGTGGACAATTACAGGGTGATGAATTCCGTTCTATCGCAGAAAATGCTCCTATGATTGAAAATATCATTGCTAAATCTATGGGCGTATCTCGTGGCGAACTTAAGAAATTAGCATCAGAAGGGAAAATTACCGCTGATGTAATTAAGAACGCTATCATGAATAATATGCCTGAGATTGAAAAGCAGTTTGAATCGTTACCGAAAACTTGGGGCGATCATATGCAATCAATCAAGAACAAAGCAATTCAAGCGTTTGAACCTGTGTTCCAACGAATATCAGACCTAGCAAATAGTGAAGGTATTAGGGAGTTAGTAGACAATGTAACAGGGGCAATTCAAATGGTAGCACCTGTATTCTATTGGCTCGTAGGTGTGGTTGGTGAAACAATTAACACGTCTATATGGGCGTTTAACACGTTGTCTAACTTTATTCGTCAACACTCATCTATCATGTATTTGGCAATGATTGTATTGGGTGGTGTGCTTTCGTATTACGCTGTTCAAGCTGGTATCGCAGCAGTTAGAACTGTAATTGCAGCTGGTGCTATGGCGGTTAAAGCGGCCGCTGATTGGGTAGAAACGGCAGCTATCTTGGCAATGATAGTAGCACAAGAAGGCTTGAACGCAGCATTATATGCGTGTCCTTTAACATGGATAATCGGCTTAATCGTAGCAGTCATTGCGGTATTCTTCCTTGCGGTTGAAGTAATCAACTATTTCTGTGATACCAATATTAGTGTATTAGGTATTGTAGTTGGTGCATTCTATGCGTTCGGCTCTGTTATTTATAATGTGTTCGCTCTTGGTTGGAATATCATCGCAGCGTTTGTCAATTTCTTGGCCAACGTATTCAAAGATCCATTAGCGGCGGTTGGTAATTTGTTCGTAGATATTTGGAATGGTATTTGGAGTTTTATTAAAGCTCGTATTAATGACATTATCGGTGCAATTAATAAAATACCAGGTGTCAAAATCGAAGAAGTTGGCGATTCAACTGGTATGCTTAAACGCTTTGAAGTGGCAGGCGGTGAAACCACTGTTATGAATAAGATGGAATATTCTAGTATTACTCAAGCAGCGATGAATGGCTACGATGTAGGTGCTAATTTAAGCCTAGAAAATCTAATGCCTAACATGAAGGGTGTTCAAACTCCTAAGGAATTTGACCCTAGCAAACTTACACCTGGCTCAGACCATGATGCAGCGAATAAGACAAAGAAAAATACAGGTAAAACGGCTAAAAACACAGGTAAAATCGCTAAATCAATTGACATGACAAACGAGGAAATTAAAGCACTCCGTGAAAGCGCTATCGATAAATCGTTGAAGAAATGGCAAGATGCCAACGTGATTCACATTCAAATGAATAACGATGTAGAAATCAACAACGGCACTGACTTAGACGGCTTTACAAGTCAAATCTCGAAAGGCTTGAAAGACGCATTCACAATTCAAAGGGAGGGAATCTAAATGTATTACTTCTATATGGGGACGATGCAGATACCGATTCCCCCTAAAGAATTAACCACTACTATCAATGGCAAGAACGAAACAATGGAGTTATTGGGGAAAGGCGAAGTTAACGTTATTAAGCCAGCAGGGCTTACTGATATAGCGTTTAAGTTCTTATTGCCTAACTCCGATTATCCATTTAATGAGTCCTTGCTGTTTAAATCTAAGAAGGCTAAGTACTATATCGATGAACTTGAAAAACTTAAGACCACAAAGACGATCTTCCAATTTATCGTAGTTCGAATGAAACCGGGCGGGCAGATGCTAGCCATGACTAACATGAAATGTACGCTCGAAAATTACGTCATTGAAGAAGATGCAGACAACGGCTTTGACTCGTATGCTAGTGTTACTTTGAAGCAGTGGAAACCTTGGGGTGCCAAACGCATCGAAGTAAAGACTGATAAGGATGGTACCGCGAAAGGTAGCGTTAAGTCGGACAGGCCTACGGACGGCAAGGTGGCCGCATCAACTGCTAAAGTATCCAAAGGGCAGACTTTACAGCAAATCGTTAAGAAGCAACTAGGCAATACGGATAACCTATTCCAAATCGCAGCACTTAACAAAATCGCTGTTCCTGCCATCTTGGGTGTAGGTCAAGTTATCCAGCTTAAAAGAGAAGGTAATAACGAATGGCTATAGAAGAAAAGAAAGCAGAAAATAAAACTGTTGAAAAATCTCAAATAAACGGCGTTATCACTCCTATACCTATGCCTGTGCAATTGCACTATGAATTGACTATTAGAAATAAAAGCACTGGTGATTTATGGCTAATCGAACCACAGGACGATGTACAGATTACAAGGGCCGTTGATTGTGTTCCTAGTAAGATGACATTCAAAGTACCTAAAGACCCTAATCTAAATTTTGAAGAAGGGGATACAGTTAAATTCACTTTAAATGGTGGTGCGGTATTCTTTGGTTATGTATTTGAAAAGCAGCGTGATGGCAAGAATACGATATCAGTTACTTGCTATGATCAATTACGTTACTTAAAAAATAAAGATTGCTATGTCATCGGTTCAATGACGGCTACTGAGTTTATCAAAATGGTAGCCGAGGACTTTGGATTGAAATGTGGTTACATGGACGATACAGTGTGGAAAACACCTGAAAAGCCTCAGACTATATTCAAAGATAAGTCATTACAAGAAATGATATGCCAGTTGCTTGATAAAACGGCAATATACACACCTAATCATGCATTCTATCATCTGTATGATGATGCTGGTGAATTACGATTAGCATCGTTTGAAACCATGAAAACAGACATATACATCGATGATGAGTGTATGGAAGATGTGCAATATACCACTTCCATCGATAAGGATACATACAACTATGTAAAAATCGTGCGTACTGTTCCAAATGGGGCATCAAGTAAGTTAGAGAATACATTTATAGCCAAAGATGATAATAACATCGAAAAATGGGGCAGATTGCAATATCTACTTATCCCTAAAGAAAAAGACATCAATGCAGTGGCACAAGCCAAGGCAATTATGGCTCACAAAAACAAAAAGAGCCGTGAAATTAAACTCAAAAATGTCATTGGCGATGTGCGTGTGCGTGGTGGTTCATTGGTGTATATCAATCGAAACTTTGGCGATATGGTGGTTAATAATTACATGATGGTAACATCAGTTACTCACACATTTAAAACAGGATTTCATGGAATGGATTTAGATTTGCGATATGTTGAAAATGATGCAACATATGAAGTGGCAAAAGATGAAGATGCTGAGGCAGTTAAGAAGATTGAGGCTAGTAAAAAAACACGCTCAAAAGGTGGCGTTACTACTGGTGCTGGTGGTGCTGCTGGCCAAGTCGATACAGCTTTCAGTTCTAACGATGGCCGAGTATCCCAATATGGTAAACAGGGGTGTGCGGACACAGTATGTGCTACCGGGTCTTGGTACAATTCGGATTTGAAAGATGAGTACAACAAAGGCACTTCCAGAGTTGATACACTTCGTCAAAATCTCGAGGCTAAAGGTTATACAACGGAACAATTTAACGGGTACGCTAATAAAGGCGACTTGTTGATTTATGGTGATGATGAACACGTTGTTATTGCTGATGGTGCCGGCGGGTGCTTCGGTAACTCATCGAGCCGAGGTTATGCTATGAAGTATGGTAACGCAAATTATGCATGGCATAATGACGAGGCGCCATCTAAGATTATTCGAATGGGGGCGTCATAATGGATAGTGAGTACATGAAAATCGTTAATACGATTAAAGAAATAGCGAGCAACGTAATAGCAAACGGCGAACCTATGGAAGTAATCGTCGGCGAAGTTGTCAGTGAATCACCGCTTGCTATTAAGATTGACCCTAAACTGACCGTACCTGAAGAGAATATTATTCTTACAAAAAACACCTGCGAATGGACTATGGAGATGAGCGTTGATCATGTTACAGAAAACCGAGCAGGTGGAGGAGGTATGGCTGAATACGCAAGCCATAACCACGACTACGTAGGGCGGAAGAAATTCCTAGTGCATAATCAGTTAGTTATGGGTGATAAGGTCATTATGTTAAAGGAAACTGGCGGACAACGTTATATAGCGTTAGACCGTTGGTATAACCCAAATAGGGGGTGTACAACTAAGTAATGGCGGAAAATTTACTTTTACCAAAACAAACTAATGATGCCTTAATTCCTGATACTGTACAATATGTTGAACCATCGCATACATATGATGTTGATTTTAGGATGGATAGCCAAATTAGAGGTTATGCGGATAAATTGCGTGCTATGGAGCAAGCAATATATAAAATCATCAATACAGAGCGGTATCAATACATTATTTACAGTTGGAATTATGGTATCGAATTACAAGACTTATTCGGACAGCCTATTCCATATGTGTACGCTGAATTGCAACGGCGTATAGAAGAGGCGTTACTGAATGACGATAGAATAACAAAGGTGTATAACTTTGAATTCACCAATAATGGCGGTGATGTTATGACTGAATTTGATGTTGATACTATATATGGTACATTGCAAGGGGTTAAGAAAGGGGTGAGCGGTATTGTATGAGCATATGACGGCTGATAGGATAGAAAAGCGAATGCTTGATAGGGTGAAAGACGAATTCGACCGCCGTGAAGGTAGTGTAATCTATGATGCTACTGCTCCAGCTAGTATCGAATTTGCAGAACTCTATATCCTAGCCGATGTTATCTTGAAACAAGCGTTTGCAAGGACTGCTGATAGAGAATTCTTAATTCTACGTGCAGCTGAATTTAATATCTACCCTGAGCCAGCTACACAAGGGGAATTTGAGGCACAATTTAATATGGCGGTGCCTATTGGCTCTAGGTTTAACTACAATGAATACAACTTTATCGTAACGGAAGTATTGAATGCCGATGAGCATAAATACAAAATGCGTTGCGAACAATTTGGCCGTTCCCCTAACTTTGTAACAGGTGATATCACACCAATTCAAGGTATTAACGGCTTAACTACCGCTAAAATCTTAAAAAATATCACACCAGGCGAAGATGAAGAAGAAACAGAAGTATTCCGTCAACGTTATTTTGAGGCGTTGAAATCTAAGGCCTATGGAGGTAATGGTGCGGACTATAAAGAAAAGGTATTAGCCATTCCTGGTGTTGGTGGTGTTAAGGTATACCGATGTTGGAATGGTGGCGGTACTGTTAAATTGGTAGTCCTTAATAGTGATTACGGCCCAGCAGATGATGAACTCATCAAAGAGGTTGAGAATGTTATAGATCCGATGCCAAAAGGTAAAGGATACGGACTAGCACCTATTGGACACACTGTAACAGTAGTTAAGGCTGAACCTGTTCCAATCAATTACACAATCGAAGTAACTATGACGCAAGGTCATCAAATAGCAGAAATTAAGAATGCTATTGAAACGGCTATAAAAGAACGTTTAATCAATCGTTGTAAAGAATGGGCGAAACAAGATGAAAAGCAATTCATCACAGTACGTTCAAGCATTGTAACCGCATTGACAGTTGAACTACCAAACGTGTTAGATGTTGGACACATTCAAATCAACGGACAAAATGTATCAAAACTAGAACTAAAGGATAATCAAATACCTGTAATGGGTACGGTTAACTTGGTGGCAGTATGATTACAGATTTCGGAATTTTTAAGCGTGATATAGATATATCACAATTTGCCGTACCATTAACTCGTGATTCTCGTGATATACAAGAAGTGTATCGTGTAGAAAATACAGAATTAAATATACTATGGGAATTAATGCTTGGAATATTCAAGGAAGAATATATCTATACTGCATCAGATTATGGACTAGATGCATGGGAGAAAATACTTGATATTACACCTATTAATTTAAAAGACACGCAAGGACGTAGAAACGAGATACTTTCAGTATTAATCGGTCAACGTCCTTTTACTATGCCCAAAGTACAGGAAATGCTTGATTTTAAATATGGTAAAGGCGTAGTAACCCATAGCGTGAACGGCGATGCATACGAATATTGGCTAGATTTTAAACCAGGCAATGAATACCTATTATTTAATGTTTGGGAATACGTTGAGCCAATCATTCCTAAAAACTTACTTATCAAATTTAAAAGTACAACAAGACTATCGCAATCCGTATATATCGGCGGTGTGGTTGATGTTAAAGAAATTATCAGAATTGATGCAAAAGTCGATATTGATGAATTAAGCACATCGAACAATACATATATCGGCGGTGTGGTTGACACAAAAGAAATTATTAGAATTTAGGAGGTAACATGGCGAAATATCCTAGTATTTCTCAAACTAAAAATGGCCGTATCTTGATTGCTAAATCAAATGCGACTGGTAAAGCGTTGGTACCTATTAAGGTAGTTGCTGGTGATGGTAGATTAGCTAATCAAAACATTGAAACAATGGAAAATTTAATTAATCCATTGTTAGAACTACCTTTTGCATCACCAGGGCGATTTATTAAAGAAGGACAATTTCAATTAGATTTTGCATTAAGCAACAAAAATTTGGAACATGGGTTTCGTGCTCGTGAAGTTGGTATATTCGCAAAATTATATGGTGAAGATGATAGCACGGCGGTTATGATCGCATATACGAATGGTGATGATTATGGGACATACATTCCGGCAAAAGATACACCTATCAATTCTAAAGTGTTTGAAGTAACAATTACAGTCGATAATGCAGCAAGCGTAGTAGTACAACGTAGTGATGCAGCGTATATCACAGCTGGTGAAATGGAACGTCATAACACAGATGAGCATGCTCATGGTGGACTTTTACAAAAAGTAAAAACTGAATTAGCCACTCATAATACAGATATTTCTGCTCATCCAGCAATTACGAATATGATTGCCAAAATCCTTGGTTCATCTAATTGGCAAGAAGAACCGGTAGCCACTTTGAAGGATATAAAAAATAAGCTAGGCGAAGGCGGAATAGTGGCACAACGCTTTGGAGAAAGCGGTTTTGTGAAATATGCTAACGGATTTACTATCCAATGGGGA